ACAAAAGTTTCATCTGACTACACACCAACATTATCTGGTATCTTAGATACAAATGGTAATGATATCGTTGTAGATAATGGTGGAGCAATCGAAGATGATTCAAATAACGAATACATTAAATTTGTTAAAACAGCTACAGCTGTAAATGAAGTTACAATTACTAACCAAGCTACTGGTTCAGCACCTAGCATTGCAGCTACTGGAGATGATACTAATATTGATTTTAATTTAACTCCAAAAGGAATTGGAAGAGTTACATTAAACGGTAATGGTAAAATTCAAGGTTTAGCAGAAAAAGTAAATGTTAATGGTACATTTACATCAAACGTTAATATTAATACTAATACTCAAGCAGTTCAATTAGATACTGCAGCAGCCACTGCAAACTTTACAGTTAATTTAAGAGGTGATGGTTCAAACTCTTTAGATGCATCTATGGATGTAGGTGAATCAATTACAGTTGCATATGTTACAAAACAAAATGCAACAGCATATTACAACACTACAGTACAAGTAGACGGTTCAACTGTAACTCCAGTCTGGCAAGGTGGCGCAGCCCCTACAGCTGGAAACGTTACATCAAACGATGTTTATACATACACAGCAATTAAAACTGCTGCTTCTACTTTCACAGTGTTAGCAGCACAAACGCAATTCGCGTAATAGGAGGATTATAGAAAGATGCCTATCTTAGGATCAAAAGGAGCAGGAGCCGCAGGAGGATTTGGTTTAACATCAGGAAGTGCTAAAATTAATCCTTATCCAGGTTCAGTAGATTATATAGTTGTCTCTGGCGGAGGAGCTGGAGGCGGAGGCCGAGGCGGAGGAGGAGGAGCTGGCGGAATGTTAACTTCTTTTCCAGGAGGATCTTTAATTCCTTTAGCACCAGGCCCTCATACAGTTACTATCGGAGCAGGTGCAAGCAGTCCAGGAGGTATTGACATAGGCCCTAATGGAAGCCCATCTGCATTTAAGTCTACAGGAACTACTGGAGGCGGAGGTGGTACTAGAGAAAATACAAACACTGGAGGAACTCCAGGCGGATCTGGCGGAGGCGGAGCAACAAATCCAGGAGGAGCTGGAACAACCTCTGGAGGAAGTGGAATCGGAGGAGAAGGAAATTCAGGCGGCCCAGGCGGCCCATCAGCTACAATGGGTGGCGGTGGAGGCGGTGGAAAAAACGCCGCAGGAACAGCTGGTTCAGTTGGCCCTCCTACCCCTGTAAGCCCACCAGAAGGTACTGGAATAGGTGGAGCTGGTGGAATCGGAGCACCAAGTTTATTATATGATAATGCTTCAGTCGGAGAAGCAGGCCCAGCACCAGGAAGATATTTTGCAGGTGGTGGCGGAGGAGCAAATGCCAATTATGGAGCAAATCAACCAATATCTAACGCAGGTGGAGTAGGCGGAGCAGGTGGCGGAGGAAATGGCGGAGGAGCCGTAGACCCAGCACTACCAGCAGAAAGTGGAACCGCAAACACAGGTGGCGGAGGAGGTGGTGGCGGTCACGCACCCCCATCTTATAACTCTGGCGGAGGAAACGGTGGATCAGGAGTAGTAATAATTAGAGCACCTTTTGCTGCAAATGATTCATTTTCGGTATCTCCAGGAACAAACATTAAAACTTCATATGTTGCAGGCGGAGAAAAATTTGTTGTTTGTGTTTTTACAGTATCAGGATCATTAACGGTAACTTAATATGGCACATTTTGCAGAATTAGATTATAAAAATAAAGTTTTAAGAGTGGCAGTGGCTTGTAATGATGACGTTGCTAATAATGGTGGCGATCAATCTGTTGAAGCTGCAGAACATTTTAAAACTGTCTGTCCATTATCAATGGATGGTGTTAAATGGGTTCAAACTTCTTATAATAATAATTTTAGAGGAAGATTTGCGGGTATGGATTATACTTATAATCCAGAAAAAGATGTTTTTATACCACCACAACCTTATGCATCTTGGACTTTAAATGAAAAGTATACGTGGATACCCCCTGTTCCTTATCCTAATGATGGAAAAGCGTATTCTTGGAATGAAACTGATCAATCTTGGGATTTAATCTAGACAAATTATTATAAATAGTTTATAAAGAAATAAAGAAATAAATAAGTAAACAATGAATTTAAATTACTATTATTGGTATTTTCAATCTGTTATTCCAAAAAAAATATGTGATGACATATTAAAATATGGAAAAGAAAAACAAAAATCATTAGCTTTAACTGGATCTTTAAACAAAAGAAATTTATTAAAAGATCCATTATCAAAAAAAGAAATTAAAGATTTAAAAAAGATAAGAAATTCTGAAGTTGTTTGGTTAAATGATAAATGGATTTATGATCAAATTCATCCTTATGTGAATCAAGCAAATAGAGATGCTGGCTGGAATTTTCAATGGGATTATTCTGAGTCTTGTCAGTTTACACACTACGCAAAAGGTCAATATTATGGTTGGCATTGTGATTCAATGAAACAACCATATAATAATCCAGAAAATATTAACTTTCATAACAAAATAAGAAAATTATCAGTAACTTGTTCTTTATCTGATCCTTCTGAATATGAAGGTGGAGAACTTGAATTTAATTTTAATGATCCAGGATTTAGTAAGAAAGATAATATAAAAAAATGTAAAGAAATATTACCTAGAGGTTCTATTGTAGTTTTTCCTAGTTTTGTATGGCACAGAGTTTGTCCTGTAAAAAAAGGAACACGATATTCTTTAGTAGTGTGGAATTTAGGATATCCGTATAGATAAAAAATGAATTTAGATTTTGCAGTATATTTCGGTACTCCTATTTATTCAACTGTTAATGATAAATGGTTAAGAAAAACAGAATCTTATTTTTACAAAAATAAAGAATTTAAAGAATTGATAATAAAAACAAGTTCTACAATATTAGAAAATATGGGTTATGATATAAATTCTAATACTATATCCATTGAAAAACCAAACGAAAATAATCAACTTATTTTTTTATATTTTTTAAAAACAGAACTAGATAAACTTCCCATAAAATTCAAAGATTCAAGAAAAAATAAAATAAATTTAAAAATTATAGATGAAACTTTAAATACTTTTGCTGCTAAAAATGTTATATATAATGCAGTTAGTGGAAGCTTGTTTTTTATTCCTTCTTATGTAGAATGGGATTTTAACAAAAATAAAAAAACGAAATATATACATTTAGGAATAACTTGTAAAAATGAATAAAGAACAGAATAATTTTAAAAAGAATAAATATTTAATTTTAAAAAATGTAATATCTACTGAGACTTCTGATTATTTTTTTCAATATTTAAAATTAAAAAAACAAGTTTGTGAAACTTTATTAAAAGAAAAATACATTTCTCCTTATGAAGAAATGCACGGAATTTTTGGTGATACTCAAGTTAAAAATACATTTGCAATGTATGGAGATGCTTTAATGGAAACATTACTTTTAAAATTATTACCTATTATGGAAAGTAGTACTAAGTTAAAACTAACTTCAAACTATGCTTATGTTAGACTTTATAAAAAAGGAGATATCTTAGCTAGACACAAAGATAGATTTAGTTGTGAAATATCTACAACCGTTAATTTAGGTGGAGATCAATGGCCAATATTTCTAGAACCTAATAAAAATGTTGGAGTGCCAAATGGAAAAAATATTACGATGATGAGCAATAATAAAGGAATTAAAGTAATCCTTAACAAAGGAGATATGTTAATTTATAGAGGAAGAGAATTAGAACATTGGAGAGAACCATTTTCAGGAAATGAATGTGGTCAAGTTTTTCTTCATTATAATGATGTTAAAAACAAAGAAGCAAAAAGTAATATATTTGATTCAAGGCCACATTTAGGACTTCCTTCTTGGTTTCAAAAAAATGTTTTAAAATAAAAATTTATGTCTACAGAAGATGTTTTATTATTAAAAGAAAAAATAAAAGAACTTGAAACTGATATTTCAATGGAAAGAACAGTTAAAGCTTCTGAAGTTGAATTAAATAAACAATTAAGAGAAACTATTGAAAAAAATGAGCTTCATATTAATACTTTAGTAAAAATTAATGAAGAGTATTCTAATATAATTGCAAAATTAAGGATAAAATTGAAAGATTTAATTGTTTCTTAATTTTTATGTTTTTTATAAAACAATCAGAGATAATTAAAAAAATCAATAATCAAAAATTTAGAAAAAAAATAATTAATTATACTTTACAAAATAGATGTTGTTTACAAATAAATTGTAATCATCCAAAACATCAATCAAATGCAAATTTGCATTTATCAATTGATATATTTAAACAGTCAATTTTAAAAGAATTAAATTTTAATATAAAAAAATTATGGTCTTTTTGGGTTCCAAAAGGAAGTAAAACTTTAGAAAGTTGGCATCAACACGGAGAATGTATTTCTTGTTTGATGTATTTAACCGAAAATGATCTTATAACAAAATTTGAAAATTTTGAAATTAAACTAAAACCAAATAATTGGTTAGTTTGGGATGAGAACTTATTACATACACCAGAAGAAGGTATTGTAGAAAAAGATAGATTAGTAATAGCTGGAACTTTATAAAAATGATATTAGATAGGTTTTCTAAATATCTAACCGCCATAGAATACCCAAAAGAAAAAACATCTTGGAATATTGCAGGGATATTAAAAGATAAAAATGCTTTCTATAAATATGATGTTAGAGATATGTTTACTCTTCCTGATGGAACACCTGCTCAAAAAGGTAGGATAGATACTAAAGCAGATAAAATGGTTTTAGAAATGGAAGATAAATGGGTTATATTAGATTTAGAAGAACTGCATCAATACATAAAGAAAAATAAACTAAAGAAAGTCTACGTAAATGATTTGATATCTAAGCTAGAATGGACTATATTTTTGGCAAAAAATTAGATATAGTGGTTTATTATGTTACAAAAATTAGGTTTTAAACCAGGATTCAATAAACAAGCTACAGCATCAGGAGCAGAAGCAGAATGGATAGATGGAGACTTTGTCCGTTTTAGATATGGTCTTCCTGAGAAAATAGGTGGTTGGAGACAACTAACTATTGCTAATGAAACACTTCCAGGTGTCGCTAGAGCTCAACATACTTGGGCAGCTATCAGTGGTGAAAAATATGCAGCTATTGGAACTCATAAAGGTTTATTTTTATTCTATGGAGATGCATTTTATGACATCACTCCATTAGATACGGCTATTACATCTTGTACATTTTCATCTACAACAGGTTCAGCAACTTTAACTGTTAACAAAACTTCTCACGGATTAGAAGTAGGAGACTATTTTACATTTAGTTCAACATCATTACCCGGTGGCGGAGAGACAGGATATACAACAACTGATTTTAATGACATAGCTTATGAAGTCATTACAGTACCTAATGCAAATTCATTTACAGTTACAATGGCATCAAATGAAACAGGTTCAGGTATGTCTGCACAAGGATCTGTATCTGTTAATCCATACGTTACAGTTGGTCCTGCATTTCAAACACCTGGTTATGGCTGGGGTACTTATTTATTTGGTGATTCAACTTGGGGAACAGCTAGAACAGTTTCAGATGTAGTTCTTGATCCCGGTATCTGGTCATTAGATAACTTTGGACAAATATTAATTGCAACTATTGGAGACGGTAAAACATATACTTGGGATGCCGGAGCCGCTGGTGCCAGAGGCATTAGAGCAAGTTTAATGTCAGGTGCGCCTACTGCATCTAGATTAACTTTAGTGTCAGATAGAGATAGACATTTATTTCATTTTGGAACTGAAACAACTATTGGAACTCCATCAACACAAGATCCAATGTTTATTAGATTCTCGAATCAAGAAGACTATAATACATACACACCAACAGCTACTAATACAGCAGGTACCTTTAGACTGGATACCGGAAACAAGATTGTAGGAGCCATATCTGGTAAGGATTATGTATTCGTATTAACGGATACAGCAGCTTATGTAATTCAATTCGTTGGTCCACCATTTACTTTCTCAGTTAGACAAGTAGGTACAAATTGTGGATTAATATCTCAACACGCATTAAGTTATTCTAATGGTACTGTATTTTGGATGTCAGGTGAAGGTGGATTTTTTGCTTATGATGGTACGGTAAAAGCCATACCTTGTTTAGTAGAAGATTTTGTATTTACAACTAATGGAGATAATTTAGGTATTAATTATGATGCAGCTGAAACAACTTATGCAGAGCATAATTCACTATATACAGAGATTAATTGGTTTTATCCAAAAGCAGGTTCACAACAAATTGACAGATGTGTAACTTATAATTATGCAGAAAATGTTTGGACAACTAGTTCATTAGCTAGAACAACATATGCAGATCAAGGTGTATTTAATTTACCTTATGCAACACAGTATTCAACAACAGCAACACCTAATTTTTCAATTCAAGGTATAACAAATAAATCTGGAGCATCTACTTATTATGCTCATGAAACAGGAACTGATCAAGTCAATAGCATAGGTACAACTTCTATTGATGCTTATATTCAATCTGGAGATTATGATATTACTGCTGCTATGACAGCTCAAGGTGTATCATCTGGTATAGCAGATATAAGAGGTGATGGAGAGTATATGATATCTATGAAAAGATTTATTCCAGATTTTAAAGTGCTTACAGGTAATTCAAAGATAACATTATTACTTAATGATTATCCATCTCAAACAGCTACAAGCTCACCTCTCGGACCCTTTACAATTAGCTCTTCTACTGATAAAGTAGATACTAGAGCAAGAGGACGATTGCTTTCAATTAAGATTGCCAATGATGCTATAGGTGAAACTTGGCGTTATGGTACATTAAGAGTAGATTTAAAACCGGATGGTAGAAGATAATGGATTTAGGCGATTACACAGGGCAGGGCGGAGGTTTTTCAACAGCAGATCAAAGTATGGCTGCTTCTGGAACAACTGGAAGTGTAAGTAGTGGATTCTCAGGACCTTCTTACGACTCAACTTCAGGTGGAGATAATTATTCTAATTATGTAGCAGCATCACAACCAAGAACTGGTATAGCAGCAATAAAAGATTTTTTTACAGGTGGTGGTTATGACTATGGTTATCAACCAACTTTAGGTAGAACTTTAGGAGGAATAGGTTCATTGATTCTAGGATCAATTAATCCTGTTTTAGGTGGTTTAAATTTTTTAAGAAAAAATATAGGTCCAGAGTTTGATAGATTTAAACAAGCTCCAACATTAGATAGATATTTAAATCCAGATAAATATTTAAATCAACCTTATATCATTGGTTCTAATCCAATGGATTATCAAAGATTTAACCCTAGTCAATTTGGACAAGAGTATAATTATCAAAGACCAAATGGCATAGCAGGTTTAGATATATCTAATTTATATGCAGATGCATCTCTTAGAAATACCTTAGATAACATTCTTAATCCAAACTTAAATGTTGATGAAGCATTAGATAAAGAAGAAGAAAAAAGACAAAGAGAACAAGAATTACTACAAGAACTAAGAACGATAATTTAATGGCAAAGATAACTGCGTACATACCAGAACCAGCACCTGTTTATCAACCAGATAACCAAAGACAAATCATACAGTCTTTGTCAACAATGAAAGATCAATTAAACTTTGCTTTTCAAGAAGAGTTAAAACAGGAAGTAGAAAGATTAAATTGGTTTTTGTTTAGAGGTAATTAATGAATTGTAATAATGTAAATGTTGAACCAGTTGTTATTGGTGGTGGAGATGGATCACCAGCTTATGATGCATTTGGTAGATTAAGAACTTCTAATCCTTTAACTATTTTTGATTCTAAAAACGTAATGTCAAAAAATACATTATTTAATGAATCATTATCAGGATCAGGTGGAGTTACATATTCATCAAATAAATCTACAGTTAATTTAAATGTAACAGAAGTTTCAGGTGATAAAGTCATAAGACAATCAAAAAGAGTTATGTCTTATCAACCAGGTAAATCTTTATTAAATTTAAATACATTTGTAATGAATACATTAACAGCTAATCTGAAACAAAAGATTGGTATGTTTGATGCCAACAATGGAATATTCTTTTATGCTGACGGTACTACACTTAAAATAGTTAGACGTACTTATGTAACAGGTTCACCAGCAGATACTGAAATATCACAATCATCTTGGAATGGAGATAAGTTAGATGGCACAGGCGCATCAGGTTATTCATTGAATCCAACTAAAGCTACTATTTTATTTATGGATTTTGAATGGTTAGGTATGGGAGCTGTGAGAGTTGGTTTTGTAATTGATGGTAAATTTATAGTTGCTCATACATTTAAAAATGCAAATGATTTATCTACAGTTTATATGCAAACTGCAAACTTACCAATAAGATATGAAATTGAAACGGCTGCAACATTAGCTGCAGGAACTTATACATTACAACAAGTTTGTTCTACGACTATGATTGAAGGTGGTTATGCACCAGAAGGTATAAGACAAATGATTGGAACTTCTCAAATTAATGCTGGTGTTAATTTAACTACAGCAAATACTTATTATAACATTGCAACCATTAGAATTAAATCAGGAAGACCTTATGCTGTTATTATTCCTTCTGGATTAGATATACTTAATATTTCAAACAATGATTTTGAATTTGGTTTATTTGTAAACGCAACTCCATCTTCAGCATTTTCTTATACAAGTTTTTCTGATAACGTAGAATATGATTTAACCACTGTTGATCTAACTGCAACAGGAACAAGAATTGCAGGAGGTTATTTAGGTGGTAAAACAAATCCTTTTTCTATTGGAGATGGATTTGTCTTCGCAAATCAAATAGGACAAACAATAGGCGGAACATCTGATACTTTAACTTTAGGTGTAAGATCAGGAAGTGCAAATGGAGATGTATCTGCTTTATTAAAATGGTATGATTTAACATAATGGCAAACATATATAAAAACGCATTCTATGATCCAACTACTACTTCAGTAGTATCCGTATATTCTTGTCCTGCTGACTCAAGAGCAATT